CGTTCCGCGGCTACGTCGCGGCCGCGAACTACGACATCTCGAACGGCTGTCTCGCCCTCTGACCTCCCCCTAGTCAGTAGGACCGCTCGCCCGCCGCTATGGCTACCATCACCTCCGCCTCCTGTACCGACGACGTCGTTAGCCTCACGCTCGACGACGCGACCGGACTAGTGGCGGGCGAGCACGTCCACGTCTACGGCACCGGCTACTCGAAGCTCGACGGCCACCACGACCTCGTCTCGGTCAATCTCGGGACCGACGTCGTGACCTACAACGTGAACAACCAGGACGACCTCGCCGCGTTCACCCCGGCGGCCGGAGTCCTAGCGTCACAAGTGACGTGGATCGACACCGACGACGTCGCCGAGTTCCTCGGAGAGACGCCGACCGGCGCCGACGCGACCTGGCTCGAGTCGTGTACCGACGCGGCGAACGAGTTCGCATGGCATCGGCGCGAAGCCGCCGGCTACAACGATCCGCCGACCGCTCCGCCGAATAGCGCCGTCCGTCTTGGAACGATGCTCTATGCGGGCGCGTTATTCCGTGAGCGTGGCTCGATCGACTCCTATCAGTCGTTCCAGGATCTCCCGATTACCGGACCGGTCGGCTCGATGGGTCAGATAATGCGGCTCCTCGGTATCGGCCGGATGGCGGTCGGCTGATGCTCGCCGCCGAATACGACGCGCTCTGCTCGGAGCTCTCAGGCCTCGGCCTCAAGGTATTCTCGAACGTCCAGGCGCTCCGCCCGGACGGCGTCGTTGTCGACCCGCCCTCGATTATCTCGATGAGCCCCGCGCTCGTCGAGTGCCAATACAAGATCTCGTGCGTGACGTCGCCCCCCGGCGACTATCGCGCCGTGAAGGCCCTCCTAACGATGGCCGACGTGATCCTCGAAGGACTCACCTCGGCCTCGAGGATGACCGCTTCCGACGGTATCTACGCCGTCGGTAACCAAGAGCTCCCGACCTACCAGATCACCGCCACACTCACTTATCGGAGGAATCCCTGATGGCAACTATCCAAACCGGACGGACGCTCGACGTCTCAATCGGCGGAACGGACTACTCGGCGCAGGTCGCCGAAGTGTCACTCGTCCCGAACGAGACGACCGAGCAGTACGTCACCCTCACCGACACCGTCGCCGTGAAGCAGCCGACGACGTTCCAGCTCCAGCTCCGCGCCTTCCAGGACTGGGGCGAGGTCGGCTCCTTCTGCGACGCCATGTGGACCGCGGCCGCCTCGGGCGCCGCGATCGCCTTCCAGCTCGGCGTCGCCGGGGCCGGCACCTTCTCCGGCGATATCATCCCGAGCTACCCGACCGCGGGCGGCCCCGCGGACGGCGCCCTCGAGGTCGAGTTCACCTTCGAGGTCACCGGCGACGTGACGAAGGCCTGATAGGGAGACGCCGTGGATCTCTCCCTGAAGGTCACCATGAGAACCGGCGAGAGCTGGACCGTGAAGACGGACCCGCTCTCGATCGTCTGGTGGGAACGGATGCGTAAGACGAAGATCTCCGCCCTCGCCGACGGCTCCGCCGGAGCCGAGGATCTCTACGCCCTCGCCTACTGCGCGACGAAGCGGTCCGACCGCTCGATCCCGCCGTTCGACGACTGGCTCGCGATGCTCGACACGGTCGACCCGCTCGGAGATGACACTCCGGACCCTACGCCCGCGGAAGCCTCGGCCGAATAGTGGCCGAGGTCTCCGCGGAGACCGGGATAGATCCACGAGCTCTCCTCGAGGACTCGGCGATGCTTCTAACCATCGTCGAAGTCCTCCAGGAACGCGCACGAGAAGCACGGAAGCGACGATGAGCAGACTGAGAGTCGAGATCGACGACGGCGCCCTGAACGTCGACGTCGGGCTCCTTCTGCGCGACCTCCGCCGTATCGACCCGGACCTCCGCCGCGAAGTCCCGGACCGGATCAAGAACACGGCCGCCGCCCAGGGCCTCCTCGCCGACGTCCGCGCCCGCCAACCGGCCCAACCGACCCGCGGCTGGAACGTCGGCCCCTCGAGGAAGACGTCCCCCGGCCGTCTCAACTGGTCACCGGGCCGGATCCGCCAGCAGATCACCCTCAACTTCCGCGGGAGCCGCCCTCGAGGCGCTCCCGTCACCTCGTGGCCGGTGCTCCGGATCCAGTCGAAGAACGCCGCCCAGAACGTCTTCGAGCTCGCCGGCGCGAAGGGCGACTACAAGGACCCTCGAGCTCGAGGCGCGGCCCTTGCCCGCTCCCTGAACCGGTACGGCCGCGGCGGCTCGCGCACCATCTGGCCGGCGGTCGAGGAATGGGCCGGACGGATCGAACGCGAGATCGGGGACATCTTCGAGGAATACGCTAAGACCGTGAACCGTAGGAGGGCCGCCTGATGGCCGTTATCGCGCCGATCGTCTCCACGTTCGACAACGCCGGCGTCCGTAAGGCTACGAAGGCGTTCGACAAGCTCCAGGGGGCCGCTAAGGCGTCGTTCGGGAAGATCGCCGGGGCCGCGAAGGTCGCCGCTACCGCGGTCGCCGGGATCGGCGTCGTCGGCGTAGCGGGCGCCCTCAAGGCGATCGACGCCGCCTCGGACCTCGAGGAAGCGATCTCGAAGGCCGGCGTCCTCTTCGGAGACGGCGCCGATGAGATCGAACGGTTCGCCGAGGGGGCCGCGAAGGCGCTCGGCCAGTCGAAGCAGGAAGCGATCGACGCGGCCGCGACGTTCGCGATCTTCGGGAAGTCCGCCGGCCTCGCCGGAGATGACCTCGTCGGCTTCTCGACGGACTTCGTCGAGCTTGCCTCCGACCTCGCGAGCTTTAACAACACAAGCCCGGAGGACGCGGTCCAGGCGATCGGCGCCGCGCTCCGCGGCGAGTCCGAACCGCTCCGCCGCTATGGCGTCCTCCTGAACGACGCGACCCTGAAGGCCGAGGCCCTCGCGCTCGGTATCTACGACGGCGAAGGGGCGCTGACCGCCCAGCAGAAGGTCCTCGCCGCCGAGCAGGCCATCTACAAGCAGACCGCGGACGCCCAGGGCGACTTCGCCCGCACCTCCGACGGCCTCGCGAATAAGCAGAGGATCCTCCGCGCCCAGCTCGCGAACGTCACGACCGAGATCGGCTCGAAGCTTCTCCCGATCGCCCTCCAGATCGCGAACTTCTTCGCCGAGCGTGTCATCCCCGTGATCGAGGGCCTCTCCGCCGCGTTCTCCGAGGGCGGCCTCGGCGGCGCCCTCCAGTACGTCCGCGACCTCTTCCTCGACAACGTCGGCCCCGCCACCGAAGCCGCGACCGGCCTCTTCCAGAAGCTGATCGACTTCCTCCGCGATACCGCCCTCCCATTCATCCTCGAGCAACTCGGACGGCTCGGCCAGGCCCTCGTCGACTGGATCGGCCCGAGGATCGGGCCGGCCCTCCGCCAGCTCCTCGAATGGCTTCAGGAGCTCGGCCGGTTCCTTCTCGACACCGGCCTACCGTGGCTCGTCGACAAGCTCCAGGAACTCGGCCAGGCGCTCGTCGACTGGATCGGCCCCCGGATCCGACCGGCGCTCTCGGCGCTCGGCGATCTCATCACCCGCCTCGCGAACTGGCTCCTCGACGAAGGCCTCCCGATGCTCGTCGACAAGCTGATCGCCCTCGGCGACGCTCTCGTCGAGTGGATCAAGCCTCGGATCGTCCCAGCCCTCGAGGCGCTTGGAGAGTTCCTCGTCGCGATCCTCGACTGGCTTCTCAAGACCGCACTCCCGAAGCTCGCCGAGCAGGCCTACCGGCTCGGCGCCGCTCTGCTCTCCTGGCTGATCGACCTCGCTCCGAAGGCGATCGAGGGCCTCGTCCGGTTCCTCGTCGCCCTGGGCGACTGGATCGTGACGGAAGCGATCCCGACCGTCCTCGGCTGGGGCCGCGACCTCGGCGCGAAGATGATCTCCGGGATCGTCGACGGAATCAAGGCCGCCGCGTCGAAGGTCGGCGACGCCCTTAAGTCGATCCCTGGCGTCTCGGCCGCCGGGAAGTTCATCGGCGCTATCACCCCGTTCGCCGACGGCGGAATCGTGACCGGCCCGACCCTCGGCCTCGTCGGCGAAGCCGGCCCCGAAGCCGTGATACCGCTCGACCGGCTCGGTCGGCTCGGTGGCGGCCCGACGATCAGCGTCACCGTGAACGGCGCCGTCGACCCGGTCGCTACCGCGAAGCAGATCCGCCAGATCCTCCAGCGGGACCAGTCCCGCCTCGGCCTCGCCTCCGCCGTCTAATGGACACCGGAGTTACTGTCACGATCGCGGGGACCGACTACTCGAGCTCGGTCCTGAACTCGGTCCGGCTCCGCGTCGGTCGTGACAACGTCGACGCCCTGATCGAACCGCACGCCGCCGCCGTCCAACTCCTCCACCGCGACGTCCCGTCAATCGACCCGAACGGCTTCGAGATCGGCCAGACCGTCACGATCACCGTCGACAAACAGAACGCCGCCGGCACCCACACACTCTTCACCGGCCAGATCACCGACCTCGTCGCGAACCGTGACGCCCTCGAGATCGTCGCCGTCTCCGCCCCGATCGTCGACCTCGCCCGCCAACAGATCACCACCGCCGGCACGACCGGAACCGTGCTCGAAGCGTTCGACACGCTCTACGGCCTCATCTCGTCCCCGTCCTACGAGCCCGCGGGCGGCTTCTACGCGCTCGGTGCCGGCGACACCGTCACGGTCCCCGCCGGGACGTACACGGCCTCGGACGTCCTCCAAACGGTCGCCGGTTCCGCGATCGAAGGCCTACTGAACCAGGACGACGGCTCGAGCGTCTTCTTCACAACCGCCGAGGACCGGCGCACGTTCACCCCGGACCTCGAGCTCGAAGGCGACGAAGTCCTGATCGACTGGGAAGTAACCCGTCGCCGTTCCCAGCTCGTCAACCGAGTCGACGTTGATTACTCGTCCGGAACCGAGACCGCGCAGGACGCGACCTCGATCGCCGGCTTCGGAATCCTCACGAAGCAGATCACGACCTACCTCGACTCCTCGGCGGACGCCCAGGCCTACGCCGACTTCGAGATCGCCCGCGCAACCGTCCCCGCGTTTTACCTCGACCGCGTCACCGTCCCCGCGCACACACTCTCGGCCGCCGACTACGACGTTCTCGTGATGGCACCGATCCGCCAACCCGGTGTCGCGCCCGCCTGGCAAGACGTCCCGGCCGGTACCGCCTGGGACGACCTCGCCCCCTCGGAGATCTGGCAAGACTTCCAGCTCGCCGACTCGACCCGCGGCGCGTTCCTTCTCCGCATCCCCGAACTCTTCACCGGCCTACCTCAGTCCTACTTCGTGGAAGGCGCGACCTACACGATCACCCGGAACACGCTCGACGTCGAGCTCTCCATCTCCGAATCATCCCTTACCCGTCCGGCTCAACGCTGGATCGACGTCTCCCCGCTCATCGCGTGGCAGAATGTCGACGCCGGCCAGACATGGGCCGATCTCAATAAGGAAGAAGTAACGACCTAATGGGAACCACCTCGACCTACTCCTGGCCCTACCCGGATCCGACCGACCCGGTAGCGAACGGCGCCCAAGACTTCCAGGATCTCGCCGACGCCGCCGAGGCCACCGTCTCAGGAATCGACTACCTCGCGACGAACGCCCAAACCGCGTCCTACACCCTCGTACTGTCGGACGCCGGGAAGATCGTCGAGGTCTCAAACGCCGCCGCGAACACTCTCACCGTTCCCCCCAATTCGAGCGTAGCGTTCCCCGTCGGGACCCAAGTGATCGTTATTCAGACCGGCGCCGGCCAGACCACACTCACCGCGGGGGCTGGCGTCACGATCAACTCGAAGGACGCCGACCTCGCCGTGAACGGCCAATGGGCCGCCGCGACCCTGATAAAGCGGGCGACCGATTCCTGGATCGCTATCGGAGATCTTACAACGTGAGACCGGCCGTCCTAATCGTGAACGAGTTCGCCCCTCCGCCGCTCGTCGTGTCCTGGCTGGTGATCGCTGGTGGCGGTGGTGGAGGATGGGTTCTTGGGTCAGGTGGTGGCGGTGGTGGCGGTGGTGGTGCTGGCGGCTACCGGAACTCTTACGCTTCGGAAACGTCCGGTGGCGGCGGCTCAACCGAGACTCCGCTAGCGGCGACCGTCTCAACTAACTACACCGTCACCGTAGGAGCCGGTGGATCGTCTAGCGGCGGCGGCTCAAACTCGGTCTTTGACACGATCACTTCTAACGGTGGCGGTCGTGGCGGAACAGCCGATAGCGGAACGACTGGCGGCTCTGGTGGCGGTGCTGGTTCATGGCTAAATACCTCTCGGACCGGTTCGGCAGGGACAGCAAGTCAGGGTTACGCGGGCGGCAACGTGACAGGAGGCGGAACTAATACGACTATCGGTGGCGGTGGTGGCGGCGCAGGTGCCGTTGGTGGAAACGGGAGCGGAACCAGTTCGCCGGGACCAGGTGGCGCGGGACTCGCTTCACTAATCACCGGATCTTCAGTATCACGCGGCGGCGGCGGTGGTGGTGGCGACGGCTCAATCGATGCCAGCGGTTCCGGTGCGGCTGGCGGCGTCGGCGGTGGTGGGCAGGGCGGCGACAACATCGCAACACCCGCACCCGGCAGCGACGGCAGACCCGGCACGGCAAATACCGGTGGCGGCGGTGGTGGTGCTGGCGGTGTGCGCTTCCAGGGCGGTGCGGGTGGAGGAACTGGCGGCTCCGGTGTCGTTATTCTCCGCTACCCCTCGGCGTACACGATCACCCTCGGCGCCGGTCTCACCGGCTCGACCACCACCGACGGCGGCGACAAGGTCACCACGATTACCGCTGGTTCCGACAGCGTGAGCTGGAGCGCCTGATGGCCCATTACGCCCTCCTCGACGACCAGAACGTCGTCGTCCAAGTAATCACCGGCCGCGACGAGAACGACCTACCAGACGGGATCACCTCCTGGGAGGACTACTACGGCGCGTTCCACGGCCTCACCTGTCGCCGAACCTCTTACAACACTCACAACGGCGAACACCTATTAGGCGGGACACCGTTCCGAGGTAACTACGCCGGAATCGGCTACACCTACGACCCCGACCTCGACGAGTTCGTTCCGCCACCCAAACCCGAGGCCGAACCGTGACCTCGATCGTCGGCCTCGCCGCTGGCCTCTTCGCCCTGTGGCTCCTCCTCGAACTCCTGGACCGGTGAGATGGATACCGGCCGCCGTTCTCATCTTCGCCGCCTCCGCGGCGCTCTCGGCGTGCTCCTACGACGGCGACTATCGCTACCCGTGCCAGGATCCGGACGCCTGGGAGCTCGAGGACTGTCGCCCGCCGAAGTGTTCGGTCTGGGGAACCTGCCCGGACTATCTCCTGCCTTCGTGCGGGAAGATGATCGGCGTCGACTGTACCGGAGTGTGATCGATGCCCCGTGACCGGTACACGCCCGAGGAGCTGAAGGCCCGCCTCGTCTTCGCCGTCGGCCTCGGCCTCACGTTCTCGTTCGTGCTCGCCCTAGCCGTGATCCTCTACGGCCTGCTCTTCGTGACCCAGCCGATTAACTCGCAAGCGCCGAACGACCGGGCCGCCTGGGAACTACTTACCCCGATGATCCTCTTCCTCACGGGGGCGCTCTCCGGCGTCCTCGCCTCTAACGGACTGAAGTCCAGGAAGGACAACGACTAATGAACCTCGAGCAACTCTCAAAGCCTCTCACCGGCGCCGTCGGCGTGGTCTGCGTGACCGTTCTGATGATCGCGGACACGATCCCCGCGGAGGCCGGTATGGGCCTCCTCGGCGCCCTCCTCGGCGTCGGAACCGCCACCGCCGCCCAGAAGGTGAAGAAGTGAGCCGGCCCTACACCGGGACGAGCGAAGGCGTCGGCGCCGGGAAACGTCCCGGCCTCGAGCACTTCGTGAGCTCGATCCAATACTCGACCGGTGGCCGCCTGTGGAATAACGGGACGTTCGGGATCCGTCAGAAGCGCGGCTCGAGCTCCCGCGGGATGAGTGTCCACTCGACGGGCAGGGCCGCCGACCTCTCCCGGCGTGATATGGGCGGGAACCGTCCGGGATGCGACCGCGGCTACCTCGAGCAGATCCTCGACTGGCTGATCGCTACCGCCGACCAGTCCGGCCTCGAGCTTGTGATCGACTACGGCTACGGCGACGCCGGCCGCGGCTGGAAGTGCGACCGCGAAGCCTGGCAGACCTACCGGCCCGGAGTCCTCGGCTCCGGTGGCGGCTGGGGCGACTGGATCCATATCGAGCTCGATCCCGAGCACGCCGACCGCGAGGACTGGGTCGCCGCCGTCATCGCAACGATCCCGAAGGGGAGTCCGCTCCCCGAACCGGCCGCCGGCCCCCAGCCGTACCCCGGTACGCCGACCCGTCGCGCCTCTCGTGCGACCGCCCGCGTGAAGCTGATCCAGGGCGAGCTCCTGAACGCCGGCTTCGACGTCGGACCGATCGACGGCTCCTACGGACCGCGCACCGAGGCCGCCGTTCGAGCCTTCCAGGAGCGCGAAGGACTCGAGCCGGACGGGATCGTCGCCGAGGCGACGTGGACCGCCCTCATGCGATAATCACACACACCGCGACACCGGCCGTGTAAGGTTCGGCCGTCCCACAAGGGGCGCCCCGACCCATAGGAGGAGAGATGCTCCGATTACTGGCCCTTCTAGCGACGACCGTCTACCTGGCGGCCGTGACACCGGACCCGATCCGCGATCGCCTCGAGGCGACCGAGTGGGATCTTCCGCCGGCCGTCTACCAGCACCCCGAACACTCGACGACGACGACCGTCGTCCCGACCCCGGTCCGTAGCGTTCAGATCACCGCGCCCATCATCTGGGCCGACGAACGCCGAACCCCAGCACCACCGACCACACTCCCGACCGTGTTCGAGAAGTGTCCAGGCCTCGAACCGTTCGCCGAGTTCGCCGGCTGGCCCCGCGACCGGTGGCCGCTCCTGGACCGGATTATCTGGGCCGAGTCAAGGTGCGAGAACCGCGACCGGCTCTCACCCACCGGGCGACCGATCGACCGCGGCCTTCTCCAGATCAACCAGATCCACCGGGAGCACCTCGAGGAGCTCGGGATCGACTGGGACCACCTCCTCGACCCCGCGACGAACCTCCTCGCCGGCCGTATCGTCGCCGAGCAGGCCGAACGCTACGGCTGGAACTGGTGCGAGCCCTGGTACATGAGCGGAGACTGGTCATGCTGACCGTCCTCCTCGAGCCCTACGAATACGAACGCGCCCGCACGATCGGCCTCGAACGAGCCGAACGGTACTCGGCCTTCGGCCACCGCCAGGACTACGCCGAAGCCTGGACGAACTCGATCCGCGCCGAGGACATGGTCCCCGTCGACGTCGCGAACGTGAACGCCGCGCTCCTCGAGCTCGCCGTCGCGAAGCACCTCGGCGTCTACTGGCACGGCCACGGCGGCGCCCTCGACCGCTCGAAGCAATACCGCCACCTCCCCGACGTCGGCGACCGCTACGAGATCCGCCACGTCCTACGCGAAGACGCCGGCCCCCGGATCTACGAGAAGGACGTCGACTACGCCCGCCCGCACCTTGAGCTCTGGGCCGGCCATATCCGAGGCGCTTCGGCGCTCATCTTCGGCGGGATCCTTCTCGTCGACGCCTGGGAGATCTCCGAGACGTGCGGCACCTGTAAGCGGTGGCCGGACTCGAGGAGAATCTGCCAGTCTCACCTAACCATCCCATCCAGTCAAGGAAGGAACCCACAATGACAAGCCCCGACCCTTACGAGCGCTTCTTCCTGAAGCTTCTCGACGCCCTCGAGGAGTTCCTCGCGGACCCAGCACACGACCGACCGGTCGACGCCGGCCAGCTCGACGAGCCGAACGCCTGGGCGACCGACGGCGCTCTCGACGAGACCCTCGGCCGGATCCTCGACTTCTACGCGAAGGGACGCGACTCATGAGCGCCAGAATCGATCTCAAGACGACCTCGACCCTCGAGGATCAGATCCGCTTCTCACGGTTCTACGGCGTCCAGCTTCAGATCGCGCTCGCCTATCAAGTGACCGAGATCCTAAAGACCCAGCTTCAGGGGATCGAGCTCGAGTCGGAGGACCTTCTCGACGCGATGGCCTCCGCCGGCGTACATCTGACCGACGGCGGCGCCGTTAGCTCCGAGGCATACATGCGGGTGATCTCATGAGCGGGATCCCAGCCGGCTACGTCACCGTCAACGAACGCCTGAAGGCCGCCCTCGAGCGGTACCCGGACCTCCGCGTCGTCGAGCACCCGTTCCTCGTCCAGGAGATCGCCGGCACGACGTACCTCTGGTGCGCCGTGAGCGTGTACCCGTCCCCAGAGCACCAGCCGACCACCGGCTCAGTCCTCGAGCCCATCCGTCCCGACCGACACCCGCTGAAGCACTCGGAGCTCATGACCGGATACACGAGCGGGCTCGGACGCGCCCTCGGCTACCTCGGATTCGGGATCGAGGCCGGCATCGCAACCTCGGACGAGATCCACGCCCGCCAACCCGCCCAACTTGGCGAACGCGCCGTGAGACCCGCCCAGAAGGCCGCACAAGCCGCCGAACGGCTCTCCGCGGTACAACGGGACCGGGAGAACACCGAAGCGCTCCTCGAGGCCTTCGAGGGCGCCGAGATCATCGAGCCGGCTCTCACCACCCGCCGGAAGGGACCGACCGAGAAGATGGCCGGCTTCTACCGGAAGCTCTGCGCCGAGCGGGGCCTCGACGAAGACCCGGCCGCACTCGAGGACTTCGACGTCTGTAAGGCCGAGATCGACCGGCTGAAGGAGGTCCCGCGACCGTGATCGTCCGAGCACCACGCTACGACCGCTTCACGGTCCTACCGAACCAGGCGCTCCGCGATGACCGCCTGAGCTGGAAGGCCCGCGGCCTTCTCGCGTTCCTCCTCTCCCAGACCGAAGGATGGCGCGTCTCCTCCGCCACCCTTGCGAAGCAGGCCCCCGACGGAATCCACGCGATACGCGCCGGCCTACGCGAGCTCGAGGACCACGGCTACCTCGTCCGCCAGAAGTACCAGGACCACGCCGGCCGCTGGCGGACCGACTCGATCATCTACGACCTCCCGCCTGGTGAATACGCTGTGGAACAAGTGGGGATAACCCGAGCGACCGGAGTCAGGTTATCCGACCTCGGAGAACCTGACCCTCTTAGTAATACTCATGAAGTAATACTGAGTGAAGAACACCGGAGACATAGTTACGTCCTGGCCGAGAGTATCCCCAGCCTCTGCGCCGACTGTCACGGCGCCCGGTACATGGCCTCCCCAGTAGACCCGACCGACGTCGAACCCTGCCCCCGGTGCCATAGCGCCCCCCGGCCATGACCCGCCCCACCCGGAAGGACGCCACCTACCAACGGAACCGGAAGACGCTCCTCGCGAACGCTCCGAACTGCTACTGGTGCCACCGAGCGCCGGCCACCACCGCCGACCACTATCCCGTCGAGCTCGACCAAGCGGAAGAAGCCGGCCTGGGGCAGGCGGTACACGCGCTCGAGAATCTGGTCCCGAGTTGTGCGAGCTGTAACTCGAGCCGAGGGGCGCGGTACGGGAACGCGAAGAGGGGAGCGATGACGAAGGCTCGGAACGCCGCCGTGAAGAAGGCCGACGCCTCGAGGCCGGCCGCCCCCGGTACTTTTGAGCCGCGAGGCGCGGAC